AACAAGAAGAAGGGCATTTATGTCCACTCTGTCAGCTCTACCTAATGGCTGTTGTGCATAACCCTGACGGCTCTATCACGGTGGGTATCATCCCGGAGCCGAAGGAAGAAGCGAAGGAACCCGCCCCCAAGCGGGGCGGGAAAACCGTGAAAAAGTAAAAGAAAGGAGTGCCGAAGGATGACCAGTGAAGAAAAGCTGGCAATGGTCAAGACCATCATGGGGCCGGACGCGCCGGACGATGAAACCATAGCGTCCTACCTGACCCTTGCCAAGACCGAGATTCTTCAATGGCGGTTTTCGTACAGCCCGGACGATATGCCCGAAGATGTACCTCCCGCCTATGAGATGACGCAGGTGTACGCCGTGGTGAACGGCTTCACGCAGCGCGGCCTTGAAGGGCAGAGCGTGTCAATCGAAAACGGCATCCATCGGCACTTCGACTTTACGGACATGACCCGGTATATCAGGCAGAATGTCATTGCCTACGCAAAGGTGTGATGCGCGATGAGCAGGACGTGTTTCAGGAACAAGCAGCCGTTCTGGTATGCGCTGTATGCGGGAACCGTGGAGAATTATCGTGAGGATGAATACGGCAATCCACTACAGGTGGGAACCCACGCGACGTATGAGAACCCTGTTCAGATGAGCGCGAACATCTCCCCTGCGAAGGGCAGCGTCATCGCAAGGCAGTTTGGTGACGATGACCAATACGACAAGGTGATTGTCACGGGCGACAGGGACACCCCGATTGACGAATACGCGGTGCTGTGGATCGACGTGGAACCCGAACTTGACGAAAGCGGCGCACTGAAAGTCAACGCTAACGGCGAGATCGTAACCCCGTGGGACTACATCGTGCGAAAGGTCGGGCGCGGGTTGCCGAACTTCGGCAGCACTGTGATAGGCATAAGCAAGGTGACTGTCGCATGAGCCGGACGATAACCATTGACATCTTCAATCCTGCAAGCATCGACGCGGCGGTGAAGGAGATTCGGGACTATGCCGATTGGGTGAAGCGCAAGACGGATGAACTGCGGGAGCGTGTTGCCTACTTCATAGCCAAGGATGCAAGCGCGGTGTTCAATACCGCCGTGGCAGAGGATGACCTTTGGGAAGGTGCAATCACAGGCAGCGTAGATGTGGTTGTCGAGGACAACGGCAATATGACACTGGTGATTGCCAATGGTACGGACGCTGTGTTCATGGAGTTCGGCGCTGGCGTGTATTACAACGGGGCTGTTGGAAGTTCCCCTAACCCGTTGGGTGCTGCGTTGGGATTCACCATCGGCAGTTATGGCTTTGGACAGGGTAAAAAAGAGGTTTGGGGCTATATGGGTGAAGATGGGAAACTCCATCTGACACACGGTACGCCCGCCTCCATGCCCCTTTACAGGGCCTTACAGAGCGTTGTGAACGACATCGAGCAGATAGCGCGGGAGGTGTTCAGTTCGTGATTGACATTGAATCTCAGGTCTTTACGACTGTGGCAACCGCGCTGCGCAACGAATACGGCGCAAGCAACATCTATGTCGCCCCCGAATACGTCAGCCAACCGCCGAAGTTCCCCGCTGTGTTCATTGTTGAGATGGACAATACCGTTCATCTGCGTGGACGGGACAGCGCGAACATCGAGAACTTTGTGAATGTGATGTACCAGATTGATGTTTTTAGCAACAAGAATGCGGGGAAGAAAGCGCAGGCGAAGGAAATCATTGCGCTGGTGGATGACCAGTTTGCGCAGATGGGCTTTTCCCGGACGTTTCTAAACCCCGTACAGAATATGAACGACGCGACGATCTACCGCATGACGGCCCGGTATCAGGCTGTTGTCGGTAAAGACCAAACCATATATAGGAGGTAATGAGACATGGCGATTTCCACCTATCAGTCCTACTTTATGCAGGGCACCGGCACCGGCACCCTGACGTGGGCGAAACTGTTCGATTTCAAGACCGACCCTGACCTCGGCGCGGCCCCTGAGCAGCTTGAAACCACGACTCAGAGCGACCCCGCCCATACCTATATCCCCGGCCTTGAGGCCAACGAGCAGAAGAACTACACCCTGAACTACGACGCGACGGTGTACGACAGCATCAAGGCGTTGAAGGGCCAGGAGTTGGACGTTGCCGAATGGTTCGGCGCTAATTCTTCCGGTGAGCCTGACGGTCACAACGGCAAGTTCGTCGGCAAGGGCTACCTGGACGTGTACGTCAACGGCGGCGACGCGAACACCGTTCGCAACATGACGGTGGTGCTGACCATGAGCCAGCTTTTCGTGAAGGCGACTACCTGACAACAGCTTCATATGGGCGGGGGCGTTCCCTCCCGCCCCTTTTTTAAAAATAACGGTTTAAGGAGAATAAGATCATGTCTGACATCAAAGAAGCGAATTGCATCACGTTTGACTACAAGGGCAACCACTACTGTCTGGAATACACCCGCGAATCCGTCAAGCGCATGGAGGCGGCGGGATTCAAGCCCGGTGAAAGCGGCAGCACTCCCCTGATCGAACTGGACATGCTGTGGGCGGGCGCGTTCTACAAGAACCACCGCAAGACCAGCAGCAGGGTTATCGAGGAAATACTCGATGCGATGAACGACAAGGAAAAGCTGCTGGACACCCTGCGGCGCATGGTTTCCGAAACCTACAATTCGCTGATCGAGGACAAGGGTGACGAGGGAAACGGAATCAGTTGGACGGCGACCCTGTAGAGGAACCGTCCGAATCGATAACCCTTACGGAGTTCTTCATGAGGATGTTCCCATTGTACATGGCAATGGGAATGTCCTACGAACAATACTGGCAAGGCCCGCCGTGGCTGGCGAAAGCCTACCGTGAAGCGTTTGAAATCAAACGTAAACAGGAGGAATGGGCGCGTTGGCGGCAAGGGGCGTATGTGTTCAACGCCATCATGTGCGCCGCGCCGGTTATCAAGCCGTTCGTGAAGGATGCGAAGCCGGGGCATTACCCGGACGAGCCTTGGCCGATTACAGAGGCAGAGGCGCGGGAACAGGAAGAACGGCGTGAGAAGGAAAACTACGAACGCTATCTGGCGAAGATGAACGCGGACAGTGAACGGGAACTGAAACGACGCAGAGAAGCCGCGAAGAAGCAGGAGGTGAACGGCAATGGCGACGATTGACAATCTTTCGATACAGGTCACGGCGAATGCCGAAAGTGCTGCAAGTGCGCTTGACCGCCTTGCTTCTTCGGCTGGCGGTTTGCGCGGTGCTGCTGCCAAGGCTGGCGGCGGTATGCGGGATTTGTCCGCTGGCGCGAAGGACGCAGGAACAGCGACAAAGGAAGCGGGACAACAGGCGGGCAATGCGGAGCGACATACCCGTGATTATGGGCGTGCTGCGCAAGAAGCAGGAAATGCGGCGAAACGCGGAACGGCTGGTATTGCTACATTTTGGGAAGCGTTGAAGCGCGTCGCTTATTATCGTTTTGTGCGAACGATAATCAAAGCGATCACAGCATCTTTCAAAGAGGGCTTGACACATCTGTATCAATATAGCAATGCTATCAATGGTCACTTCGCAAAGAGTTTGGATAATCTTGCCACAAGCACTTTGTATTTGAAAAACAGTCTGGGCACCTTGGCTGCACCGTTGATAGAAGCTCTTGCCCCTGCGTTGGAATGGATCATTGATAAGGTTGTTGAAGTAATAAATTTTTTTAATATGTTTGTAGCTGCTATAAGCGGCAAATCTTCTTATACTGCCGCAGTAAAAGTTGCTACAACTGCGACAGCGGAATGGGGTAAAGCAACAACTAAAACTACAAAGACAGCTAAAGAAAGCATCGATGAATTAAAGCGTACAATTCTTGGATTTGATGAGATTAATAAACTGGATAAAGATAAGATAATCGGTGGAAGCGGTGGTAGTGGAAGCGGCGGTGGAAGTGGTGGCACTGGCCCAAGTCCTTCCAGTATGTTTGAAGAAAGACCTTTGGAGGGTTTTTTCAAAGACCTTTCTGGAATTACAAGGGGATGGCCCGATTGGTTGAAATGGCTCTTTGGCATTGGCGGCATTGCGATTGCCGGATGGGGAATCAGTCTGTTGCCGAAACTGATAGGCAAGATTTGGGACGCGTTGAAACGGCTGTTCGGGATAACCATACCTGATTGGTTTAAATGGCTGTTTGGGCCGAAAGACGACGGTGGCGGCATTGATTTCCCTGACAAGATCGACATTCCAGACGCAGAGGTGAATGTTGATCTGAAGAAAGGCGATTGGAGCGCACTGGATGACATAGATGATATAACCATACCTGTTCAATTGTCGGATTCAGCCAGTGATCTATACAAGGATTTCAAAAACGATTGGGAATCCACTGGCAGCAAAGCATTGTACTTTTCCCCGAAGTTAGACAACTCTGCCGCTGTGCTGTATGAGAAGTTCAAGCGGGAATGGGATGCTTCCGGGAGTAAAGTGCTGTATTTCTCTCCCAAACTGGACAATACGGCGAAAACGCTCTACGAAAAGTTCAAGAGGGAATGGGACATATCCGGCAGCAAGATTCTGTACTTCTCCCCAAAATTGGACAATACGGCGAAAACGCTCTACGAAAAGTTCAAGAGGGAATGGGACATATCCGGCAGCAAGATTCTGTACTTCTCCCCAAAATTGGACAATGCGGCAAAGGCGCTGTACGACAATTTCAAAAGAACATGGGATGAAGCGGGCAGCAAGATATTGTACCTTTCTCCCAAATTGGACAATACTGGCAAAGTGCTTTGGGAGACGTTAAAGCGCGAGTGGGATGCCGCGCGGTCTACGCTGTATGTTTCTCCCAAACTCGACAACACGGGCACTGCGCTATGGAACATCCTGAAACGGGAGTGGGAGGCTGCGCGGACAGCACTGTATGCTTCTCCGATTTTGGACAATACGGGCATGGCGTTATGGAATGCGCTGAAAAACGAGTGGGACAATGCGAGAGTTGCATTGTTTGCATCCCCAAAACTTGACAATAAAGGTTCTGTGTTATTCAATGCATTTCAGCGCGAATGGAATGATGCAAACCCTGTTGTATTCGTTGGTGTGGCACTAAAAAAATCTGGATGGGATACCGTAACAAATTTCATTGATGGTAGTTTTGGAGGCGCTACGGGCGGCGGCGGGAAGACATCTGGCGGCGGTGCAGGTAGAGGCAGACATGGTGGTGGTGGTGGAAGCTATGGTGTAGAGATTGGGCTTCATGAAGGCTGGACGGGAACACCACAAGAGGCACTTGGTATAAATAATTTGAAAGCCGATGCGACAGTAAGCGCGGTTCCCGGTGAGGGATTCACCAAAGCAAAAGGCGCTATACAGTCATTCAAACTCAAAAAGCTTGAAGACAGTGACGTTCGTGTAAACGCTGTATACAATAAGCAAGGCGGTTTGCTCAGTAGCATATTCAGCAAGATTGGTACATGGCTGTTCGGGAAAAGCAATACGCCTTCTACGGATGTCAAAGTTAATTCTACCGCCGGTAAAGGTTTCAGCAGCATCGACTCCAGCGGGAAATTCAAACTTGTCGGGATCAAGGATTCCGAGGCTTATATCAGCGCCAAAACGCAGTGGGGAGAAAAACACCAATCCCTGGCGCAGTGGATCGGCTTGAACGACTTGAAAGGGGACGCCTACGTCAGCGTGTCCACCCAATGGGGGAATGCCGGGGCTTCGTTGAGGCGTTGGATTGGTCTGGAAGATGATCTCAGCGCTACCGCAAATATCCACGTAGGTCTATCCACAGAGTGGGGTATCCACGGGTCATATTCTTGGAAGGACTGGATAAAATTCCAAGACAATGTATACACCACCCTTCATGTAAACATATCTACTGAGTGGTGGGATCATGGATGTTATTCATGGGAACAGTGGATAAACTATAAGAGCGATATCTACACGACCCATCATGTCAGAACCGTGCAGGAGAACGCCGCCGGTGGCGTTGTGACGGCCAATGGGTCTTGGAGTTTCGCTTCCGGTGGTGTCATCAGCAACGGTATCGCCAAGGGGTATTCCAACATTCCTCACTACGCAGGAGGGACAAGGGACGCTCACGGGACGCTGTTCCTCGCGGGCGAGGCTGGGCCGGAGATCGTGGGCCATGTGGGTGGACGGACGGAAATCCTGAACCAGAGCCAGCTTGCGCAGACGATGTTCGCGGCGGTGCGGAGCGCCATGACAGGCGTGCGAATCGGCGGCTACATCGAAAACGCGGTGCCCGACGGTGGGAGCGAAGCGGACTATGAGACGATGTACCGCGCCATGTACGACGCCTTTACCGACGCGATGGCCGGGAACGCCGAGCGTGACAAGGAAAAACTGGCCCTGATGCGGGAAATTGCTGCGAAGGATTTCAACCCTGAGATCAGCACAGCCAGCATCAACCGCGCCCAGATGCGAATCAACCGCAGGGCGGGAACGACGATTGTCCCCGTAGGGACTTGACGACGGGAGGTGACAGCGTATGCCTGACCAGAACTACAATCCGATTCGGAGCGTGAATGGAGCGACGATACCCTGTCCCTCCACGTATCAATGGTCTGTCAATGACATATCTGACGCAGAAGCAGGGCGCACGGAAGATGGAAAGATGCACAAGAACCGCATTGCCAGAAAGCGAAAACTGGAACTGGAATGGCGGAATATACCGTTGAGTGACGTGCGCAAAGTGCTTGCAGCGTTTTCGCCTGAATACGTGTCGGTAAACTGCCTTGATCCGCTGGTGGGTGGGTATGCGACTTATACCTTCTACTCCGGAGATCAGGCGGCTCCGGCGTACAACGTGCGCATCGACGCATGGACGGTGTCGTTTGACATCATCGAACAGTAAAGAGGGAGGTGAGAACAGATGTATCCGATAACAAACGCCGTCAAGGCGCTGTTTGAGGCGGAGCAGACCAAGGTGCTGAGAATTACCGGCAAGCCCATGAAAAAAGAAGATGTGAGCGTTGGGCCGTCAAACGTAGTTACGGTTGATGACGCCGTGGATATTCCCGCGAAGGACATCACCATTGGCATCGAGCCGGTCCAATCCGGCAGCGGCGACCCCAGCCCGACGAACGTGCGGCCCATCAGCGGGTGGACGGTGGCGAATGTGGTTGTTAGCCCGACCGCCGATGCGCAAGATGGCACGACATATCCCATTAGCTGGCAAGCTGAAGCCGGGACGGTCTACGGCGGGACGCTGGACGTGACCACGGGGCTGCTGACGGTGGATAGGGCAATGGTGGATTTAGGGACGTTGGATTGGCAAAGGAATGGCGATAGATTCCAGTTTTATAGCAGCAATATTATTCCCGCCGTTTCTGATAAAAGCGGAAAGAATGTAGTTTGTTCAGGTTATGCAAGTGGTAATGCCTATAGCTATGGTTCTAATAATTTTACCATTTGTATCGCCGAATCAAACCCAAGAGTATTTGTAACGGACGACAGATTTACTGACGGCGCATCGTTCAAAGCCGCCATGTCCGGCGTTCAACTTGTCTACGAACTCGCCACCCCGCAGACCTACCAGCTCACTCCTACTGAGGTAAAACTCCTGTTGGGCGAAAACAACGTCTGGGCCGATACGGGGGATACGACTTTAACCTACAGGCCGTATGCAGACCTGATTATCACCGATGACAATGTGATGGAGGACAGTTTTCAGATTGACCGGTATTCCTGCAACGGGGAGAAATTGGAGGTCGGGACGGCGATTTCCGCGCAGTTGACGTCCAAACTGGACAACGGTGAAGGTCAGTTTGACGACATCATCTTCGAGGGAACAGAGCTGTTCGTGGAGATCGGCGTGGCCGACTGGTCACTGACGAATCCGACCATTACATGGGTGCCCTGCGGCTACTTCACCCCGGATGTACAACCGAGACGGATGGCTACCATCAGCATCACGGCGCTGGACAGGATGACGCGATTTGATTCCGTGCCGCCTTCGCTGACGCCGTGGACGACAGCCAGCGGCGAAACGATGACGGACAGCCGGGGAAATGTCCTCTATTTCTTGCGCGACGTTCAATTCCCGGCCTCCGTGACAAACCTGATCAGGCGTGTTGCGCTGCTGTGCGATGTGCCATTCTCGCAGAGTTTGTCGAGTTTCCCGAACGCCAACCTGGTCATAGATCAAATGCCCGCGTTAGAGCAGACCGTTACGTACAGAAACATCATCCAGTGGTGTGCGGGTATCATGGGCGCAAACGCATGGATTGACTGGACGGGTTCGCTGCGCTTTTCGTGGTACAACAATACCACTGGCTACATCAGCACCACGCAAAACCGTTATAACAGCGATCTTCACGAGAACAGCGTGACCATAACGGGCGTGTCCTATACAAATGCCAACAACGTCAAGATCGAATCCGGTACAGACGAATACACGCTTGACCTGTCCGGAAATTATATGGCGGCGGCGAAGATTTCCACCATCCTGCCCAATGTAAATAACAGGCTGAATGGCTTTACTTACCGACCGTTCACTGCTTCTGTTGTCAACGCGCCCTATCTGTGGCCGATGGACATTGTGACCTTCAAGGATAAGGACGGTAACAGTTATTCCAGCGCTTTGACCAATGTCACCTTTGGCCTGAACGGAACTACGGTGCTTCAAAGCAAGGGCGAGAGCGCCGAGACGAACAGCCGCGTCAAGCCCAGCAGCGTGAACAGCGAGACGGCGTATATGATCGAACGCGCCGCGCAAGTCGCCCGTGAACTGGATCAATCGTTGGATCAGGAGGGAATATTCAATCGCCTGACGGATGGCGGCGAGGTTCAAGGGCTTTTGCTGTACAACGGAAAGGTGTACCTGAATGCCGAATACATTCGAGCGGGTACGCTTGCCGCCAATTTGCTGCTGGCTTCCATATTGACCATCGGCGGCTCTACGGATGGGAATGGAAGCATACAGATCTACGATAAAGATGGCGTTCTTATTGGTAGATGGGATAAGAACGGTATCAGTGTGTTGAAGGGGAGCATTGCGGGGCCGTCCATTACCCTTGGCGGTGTAGACAACACCAGCGGTACGCTGACTGTGAAGGACGCTTCCAATACTACCATCGGAACGTGGGACAACAATGGTCTGACGCTCTACAAGGGCAGCATCGCTGGGCCGTCGGTCACACTGGGTGGATCGAACAATAAAAATGGTACGCTTACCATAAATAACGCTTCCAACAGGACCATTGGTACATGGAACAAGGACGGGATCAGCATAACGTCTGGCGAAATATCCTTGCGCCTAAATGATGAAAAAGGGCTCAATATCGGGAGAAATGGCGACTTGGCTATCGGGGCCAAGCCAGATGACATATCTGACTTTTTCAATAATAAATGTGCGTTCCAGGTAGGCAGAGGCGGTGAAGTTAAGTCAGTAAATTTCCGGGTATTTGCAAAGTATTATGAAGATCAAGGCGGCGACGGTATATATTATCCGGTATTGAATATTCAAGGGAATCATCTACCTAATACAAGTTGGAATGCAGCCAGAGGTGTATTTTTCACCATTACCAACGCAAACGATCAAGACCCTGAATATATTATGCACTTATCCAAAGTTCAGGTTAATATATATAAGCCACTTGTTCTGGATAACGCTTTGGGTGTTGAATACGGCGGTACAGGGGCGAAAAATCCCGCTGATGCGCGTACAAATCTTGGAATTACTGCCGCAAACATCGGGGCGAAGGTAACTCAATCCACCGTCAGCGATCCGTGGCCCTCCGGCGAGGCCGTGGCGTTTATAGACAGCATCAGTCAGAACGCGCAGGGCGTAATCAGCCCCACAAAGAAGTGGGTGCGGAATGCCAGCCAGAGCGAGTCGGGCTTGATGTCCGCAAATGACAAGGCAAAACTGGACGGAATCGCCAGTGGGGCGCAGGTGACCAGCGTCAACAATAAGACTGGAGCCGTCAGTCTCTCTGCTTCTGACGTTGGAGCGGTTGCGAAATCCGGCGACACGATGACAGGGAATTTGACTGTAACCGGAAATATAACCACGCCTTACGATATATTTGTCAAGAGATCACTGCTTGTCTATGCCAAGAACACCAATAAAGCAGGCCTTTTGATTGAAGGTAACAATACAAAAGACACCAGTTATGGTGTTGAACGAGGCGCGTTTTTCTATATAGCTGATTCAAACGGTGCATATCAATTTGCCATGCACCTGGCGCAAAGTACAGCTACGTTTGGGAATGTCAAAGCAGGGACCACTTACATAAATGAGCTTCACCCCACACGGTCAGATAATTGGCTTGATTTTCATGGGAGTTTTTGTGTCAAAACTGATCTATTAGTTGAGGGTAGTTTTACCGTAAATGGCACAAAGTCCCGCTCGGTAACAACGCAGGAATACGGGAAGCGCCTCCTCTACTGCTACGAAACCCCGACCCCGATGTTTGGTGATGTCGGCGAGGGGGTCATCGGCGAGGACGGGCTGTGCTACATAACGCTGGAAGCCGTATTTGCGCAGACCGTTGTTTCAAACCAATACCAGGTTTACCTCCAAAAATATGGCCCCGGCGATTGCTGGGTGAAGGAACGTAAGGGCGCTTACTTCATCGTGGAAGGTACGCCTGGGCTAAGTTTCGGATGGGAGGTCAAAGCCAAGCAGAGGGATTACGACCAACTCAGAATAGAACGCTACGACGATAAGTTCACCGTACCGACGCAGACCTACGGCGAGGACGCCGCGAAACATATCGACGACATTCAGAAAGAGAGGATTTCAGCATGAGCAAGATCATCACTTCCGCAACCGTTTTTAACGACGCCGTTGGCGTCAGGCTTTCCGCGACCTACAGCGAGATCGACGACCAGACTGGCCGTATCATCAGCGACAACAAGAGGTTTGACCGGGTGATTACCGACGCGGAGACCAAGACCCATGCCCGGGCGCTACTGGAATACGCAGGCGAGAATATCCCTGAATGATGAGAATTGACATGAAGGCGAGGTGAATTAGCGATGACGATCCACGAACTGCTTGCCGCAGCGGGATTGACCGCAAACGACGAAATCCCAATATGGGACGCGGAGGCGACGGGGGAGCCGACGAAGAAGATCACGGCGCAGCAGTTGGCAGCGGCGGTTGTTGCCTTGGCTAACCTTGTCACCGGTGTGAAGGGGGATAAAGAGAGCAACTATCGCCAGGGCAATGTGAATCTTACCCCGGCGAACATCGGGGCGGTGGCGAAGTCTGGCGACACGATGACGGGGAAGTTGGTAGTAGAGTGTCCGAATGACGCCTACGTTGGAGCGAGAAATACAGATACCGATACGCCGGTCTATTTAGACAGCAATAAGGAAGGAAAACACGGCATCTGGTCGAATGGCTACTACACGGGCTCTGACTTTGTGAACAGCGGGGAGTTTATTATAAGCAGAAATGCTGATGGAAAAGTCACCGTTGCCGACCACTATAACGAGAACGAAGTAAACGCGCTTGGCGTGCTGTATACAGATGTCAATATCGGCAATGTCACGGTAAACGGGAGCGGATATCTGGACATTGCCAGCAAAATTCCATCCGGGATAACCCCGATCGCGGCTTTGATACTAGATTTCGGCACGACAACGGGCGCCGTCAACGTGATAGCGAATGGACGGTATATAATTGGTACTCCAAACGCGACGGCGACGAGTGTGAAGATAAGATACTATTACCGCGGGCAATAATAGAGGAGGCATAAAAAATGGATAGACTTTATACTACTATCGAGAACCAGGTCAGGGAGGACGGCAGTAAGGGCCTGCTGTATGACCACTACGACAACGAGAACCAGGCGCTGGCGAAGTTCTATACCATCTGCGCGGCGGCAGCGCTCAGCGGGATTCCCTATCATGCCGCGTTCCTCATCTACGAGAACGGCGCTGTGATGCAGCGGATTTTTGACCGCAGAACGGAGCAGCAAGAGAGCGAGGATAGCCAGAATGATTAAGGATTGCACGTTTGACAAGTTCAAGTACATCCTGTACACGTCTAATGCCCCCAATCTACCGCTAATCGTGGTTCTCCACGGCTCCGGTGAGATCGGCAGCAGCCTGTCGAAACTCAAAAAGAGGGAGCCTTATATCAGCCTTGCCAACGGCAAATGCGCCCCGGATGCGGTTGTGCTCATGCCGCAGTTGCGGGGGGGCACGTGGGGCGAGTGCAAGGCCGACCTGAAGGCCCTGATTGACCATGTGGCCGGGGAGCAGGGATGCGACGGGAAGCGCATCTCCATCACCGGGCATAGTTTGGGCGCGAACGGGACGCTGGATATGCTGCTGGCTTACCCGGATTATTTCAGCGCTGCGTCGGTACTGTCTCCGTGCAAGGACATCGGGTACAAGATGGAGCAGATTGCGCATATTCCCATGTGGTTCCTGGCCGGGGAAAAAGAGCATAACTATAAAAAGTATGCTCAGAGTATGTACAACAGGCTCAAAGGTCTGGGCGGCGTGGCGAAACTGACGCTTGTGCCTGGATATGGACACCCCATCCAGTTTACGTGGGTGTCCGACAAGTATCAGATGTTCGACTGGCTGTCCAGTTACCAACTTGACCGATTTATTGTGGATGTGAGCAAGCATCAAGGTCACATCGATTGGAATCGGCTGGCCCCGCATCTGGCGTTCTGCATTATCAAGGCCAGCGGTTTATACGGCAACGGGGCCGACCCCTATTATGAGCGCAACATGACCGAAGCGGTGGCGCATGGCGTCCCCTTCCACGCCTACCACTTCCTGTACTGCGTTACGGAGGTACAGGCGAAGCGGGACGCGAAACTGTTCTTTGATACTGTCAAGGCTGGGGGGATGTGGCCGCTGTTCTGGGTGCTGGACTGCGAATCGCAGTGGGGCATAGCGGACAATCAGGCCGCACCTATCGCCCGAATATTCGAGGACGAGCTGCGGCGGCTGGCGCGGGAACAGGGGCCGGGAGAAATCCAAGTTGCCCTGTACGTGGCACAGGAGAAGTACAAGAACTGGGCGTTCGACTACAGCCATTACGCATACCTGTGGATTCCCGGCTACGGCGACAAGTACAAGCCGCCAATGCCGTGTGATATGTGGCAGTATACATCCAAAGGAACGCTGCCGGGTATCAACGACAACGTAGACCTGAATAAACTTATTGGCACTAAGCCACTGAGTTTTTTCACGGGTGAGGATGGGGCAGAGGACAGCACGACCGACGATAAAGACGGAGGTGAGACACCTATGTTTACAGGCAAAGAACTGGCGTTGTACTGTGAGGAAATGTATGCCAACAAGTCCCATTGGGCTTATTGGTACGGTACATATGGAAACATGTGTACCGAGGCTAAGTACAAGTCCAAAAAGAAGCAGTACCCGGAACATTACGGCAGCAGCAGGACGGCAGGGTACATGAAGGACATCGAGCAGAAGCGTCGTTGTGCCGATTGTGTGGGCATGATCAAATCGTTCTTCTGGACGGGCAACCAGTATGACACCGACCCGAAGTATGGGTCGAACGGCTGCCCGGACAAGAGCGCCAACGGCATGATCGACCTGTGCAAAGTCAAGGGTTCCATCTCCACGATTCCCGACATTCCCGGCGTAGTGGTCTGGACGAATGGGCACATCGGTGTGTATATCGGTGGCGGCTACACCATCGAGATGCGCGGGTTTGACTATGACTGCGTGAAGCGCAAGGTCAAGGACGGCCCGTGGAAGAAATGGGGCAAGCTGCCGATGCTATCCTACGACGAGCCGAAGCCTGAACCGTCTGAATATCGCCATGTGTTGGTTACGGGTGGGAGCGTCAATATCCGTTCCGGCCCCGGTACGGACAAGAAGGACATCGGAACCGCCCACAAGGGTGATCTGCTGCCCTATCAGGGTGTGACGGAACCCTGGGGCGGGCGTGACTGGTATCTCATAATTTGGGAGAATCAGAACGGGTGGATTTCCAGCAAGTACAGCAAACTGGTCGAGTAAGGCGGTGAGGGGAATGAGCGACACGATAATTGTTGCCCTCATATCGTTGCTTGGGACAGTGGTCACGGTATGGGCGGCGAACAGGCACACATTGGCTGAACTGGACAAGAAGTCGGAACTGTCAGACGCGAAGATCGACGCGAAACTGGAAAGACATCAAGCCGTCACCGATACCAAGATTGACGAGTTGACCCGAAAGGTTGAGAAGCACAATAACATGATTGAACGAACGTTTCAGCTTGAGGGCAGGATGAACGAGGCTGAACATGAGATCAGGGACTTGAAGGGGAGGGTTGTATAATGAGAGATTGGGGGAAGTGGTTTAAGGCAGCGGGTATTCGCGCCATTAAAACGGTAGCGCAGACCGCCGCGGCCACCATCGGCACCAGTGCCGTGATGGGTGATGTCAACTGGAAGATGGTGCTGAGTGCGTCCGTGCTGGCGGGTATTCTGTCGCTGCTGACCAGCGTGGCAGGATTGCCGGAAGTGCCCGAAAAATAAGGATTCTTGCCCCCTTCAATGGGGGCTTTTCTTGTTATTAGCGGATGTTATTAGTAATGTTATTAGTAGGCTTCAATTTTATGCCATTTTTCGCCATTGTCCAAAAACGAGAAAGTCCCGAAAACGCTGTGTTTACGGGACTTTTTGGTCTGGGTGAGAGGATTCGAACCTCCGGCCTCTTGAACCCCATTCATAGGAGAAGTGCGTATTTGCATGGGTTTTCGGGCTTGGTGTTATTAGTAAGTTATTAGTAGAGTTGGGATATTATCGCTTTGAGATTGTCGAGTTCTGCGGATTGGTACATACGTTTCGTTGTCTTATAATCCTCATGCCCTATCAGGCTGGCCTTGTCCTTGTCGCTGCCCTGGACATCTTTCAGGAGGTTGGCGAAGGTGTGGCGGCAAGAGTAAGGGACGTAATAAGCTGGATGGTCAGGAGTTGGGATGGGTTGGATTCCTGCGGCGGCGAGGACGGGATAGAAGTAGTTATCACGGAAATATTTTGCAGACATCGGCATGTTATTTTCACGGGGGAAAAGTAAGTCGGTACAGGTTGCGACACGTTTTTCTATAATGGGACGGATATTGGCCGCGACGGGGACGGCACGGTTTTTGCCCGCTTCGGTCTTAATGCCGCCATATAGGATTCCATCTTTGTAATCGTTTTTGGTGAGTGCGAATAATTCAGACGGGCGCATACCCGTATAGATCAGGACATAGACATCCTCTGCGTGAGGGGTGATACCGACTTGACCACGGATAAGGTCTATTTGTTCACGGCTGAATGCGGGGCGGGTCCCCTTTTCATCGTTGCCGGTATGGATGAACTCGGCATAGTTCATGTCCGTCTGGTGGCGTGGAAGAGCATATTTGCAAAGCAGACCCGCAAGGGCTTTCATGTTTTCCTTGGTGCGCTTGCCGCATGGGCAATCGTCCACACACTCCTGGAGATCGTCAAGGTCGATGTCGGAAAACGGCAGATAGTGAAGCGGCTTGAAGTATTTCCATGCGGCTTTGTAGCAATCCATTGTGGATTTGCCGACGCGCCCTTCATGGGTGGGGAGCCATGCGTCGTAGATTTCCTGCATGGTCAGCTTCTTTTCCTGTTTGGGGGACTTGAATAGTTCGGGTATGTAGTCCAGCGCATCCTTCTTGCGTTGGAAGCCGCCCTTGGTGCGGTAGACGGGCGTAAAGCCCCCTTCCGGGCGTTCTTTCCACGCGATCACTACACGGGCCGTCCATGTTTTGCCGCGCTTATAGGCGGTTCCTGCACCGTTTGGACGGGTGCGGCCTTTCATGCAATCACCTTCTTATTTCAGACACAATCCTTTATCGTCCCGAAACTTGCCCTGGGCTATGTGTACAATGTCCAATATCCATGTAATGCCGAGGATGGCCGCACAGATTACGGCTATGGCTTCCCGCCAATGAACGAATATGCCTTGGGTTGGCCCGAATGTGAATCTGATATAGTATATCCCGAAAACGCTGCTGGCTATGGTCAATGCCAATAGCAGGAACAGATTCAATGCCCCGCGCCAATATCGGCGTACATAGAAGTAATGAGCGCCCAAATATCCAAAGCAAATACAGAGCAGAAGCGCAATTATCCTATGCTTCTTTGATGGCAAATACTTATATTGGTATGGTCTTGACATACGCTACCTCCATTCGATATGTGTAATGTTGCCGTGGTTGGTTATGCGAAGTTGCTTTCTTCTTTTTTCTTGGCTGCGCTTGTTTCCAGAATCAATAATGCGTTGTCAATGTCGTGTGGATCGGCATAGCGTATAGCCATAATAAAACGCAATTCCAATTCTGAAAGAGCCGTATAATCTGACAAATCATCTGACCATCCCATAAGGTATGCTGGTGTGGTCAAGAGGGCATCGGCAATCGGTAGCAATACAGATGAATCCATTTTATCAATGTCGCCTTTTTCATAGCGATACATGGTAGCTGGGGAACGGCCTATCTTTGCTGCTAATTCCTCTGCGCTCATATTTAGCTGTTTTCTGCGTTGTTTGATGCGTTGACCAACTGTCATTATTCTCACCTCGCAAATATGTTACATCAAAACTCTCAAATTTGCAATACAATCTAAATGAAATAATCGCAATATTGCCATGACAAATACTTGACAATTCTCATTTATGAGAGTATACTGTGTTCAACGAATCGCAAAAGCGAGAGTGAAAGGAGGGCTGTTAGTGGTAAACGTGGAGCGTTTGCGGGAGGAAATGAAAAACAGGTCTGTTACGCCTGATGCGGCGGCAGCGGCTATGGGAATAGACGTTGCAACCTACTACAGACGGATGAACCGACAGGGAACCAAATTTACGGTTGAGGAAGTAAGCAAGTTGAGCGCATTGCTCAATCTCTCGCCAGACACGATGCAGGAAATTTTTTTTGAACGCTAACTCTCAATAATGAGAGCGAAGGTGAGAATAATGACGCTTGACGAAATCAAAGCCTCTGACAAGTTGATGCTGACCCCCGCCGACATTGCCCCGATACTTGGGGCAGACGCGCAGGACATTCGGCTGACAGCGCGGTTGCATCCTGAACGGCTGGGGTTCAACGTGGCGGTGATCGGGACAAGGACGAAGATACCGCGACTTGGGTTCCTGAATTGGTTAGAAGGAAGGTGTGAAAATGGGAACGCGAGTTAAGTTCGCCAAGTGGTTTCGTGATGGCAAGTTATACCGAGTGCAGCCACCGAACTGGCCCCGCCAATGTGAATTGAGCTTCACAGACCAAAGCGATATGCAGGAATGGGCCAAGGCCGCACATGTCATGTTGAAGGACGGCAACCCACCGAGGAGGGACAGGGCCTATGGAAGATACGCATAGGTACAGCACCAAGCGGGCCATGCAGGACAGCGCACACTTGAAGATGGCCTACGTCCACCTTCACGACGCGCTGAACGAGTTGCAGATGGTCTGGAAGAAGGACAACATTATCGCCCATGCGGTGCGGGTGTTAGGGGCGATAGAGGACACGTTGTTTCAGTATGTAGTGCCTGACAGGAAGGGAGGACGCAATGGCAAGCCTGTATGAGTTGAGCGCGGAGTATGCGGGATTCCTGGACGCATACGCGAACGCGCAGAATGAGGATGAAGCCGCCGAGATACTACAGTCATTGGTGGACATCCACGGCGAACTGACGGAGAAGGCCGAGAACTACGTCAAGGTTATCAAGAATGTCCAGAGTGACGTGGACGGGTACAAGGCCGAGGCGAAGCGGCTGTCGGCAAAGGCGAAGGCGGGGGAAAACCTGATTGAACGGTTGAAGAACGCCATGCTGGACGCAATGAAGCTGACGGACACGCCGACAATTCAGACCAGTATCGGCAAGTGGCGGTTGCAACCGAACCCGTATAAGTGCGTGGTGACGGACTGGACGAAGATTCCGATGGAGTTTCGGGAGCCGCAACCTGACAAGGTGGACAACGCAGGGCTGATCAAACACTACAAGGCCACTGGTGAAGTGTTCGATGGCTGCGAGGTCAAGCAGGAAATGGGGGTGCGGTTCCAGTGAAAGTGAATAATGTACCTGAAATGTCGAAGAACAGGAAGTTTATCGTGTTCCGCGTGGTGGAGGGCGAGAATTGGTTCTACGACGCATGGGATGACTTCGACAGGGCCTTGAAACAGGCCATAGAGATTGAGGGCCAGGTTGCCCCGATTGAAGCGGTGGAGGTGTAGGAGATGCCTACGAACGGTATGAGTGAGATGACGTTCACGGGGTACATTGCTGATCCCGTGAAGGAAATGTCCAAGAAGGAACCGAGTGTTGAACTTATCACCACTGTCAAGGTTCCCCGCCATGAATACGCGCTGTTGGTTGCGGCCAAGGCGAAGCTGGACATCATTGACAGGGTATGCGGCAACATGGACGCATACCAGATGAAAGAGTTTTTGAGGGCGTTGTTCGCTTCGCCCACGGAAGAAGATGCAGAGTAATGGACATGCACTACTGTGACATCTTCGGGGACTGTTACCACTGTCCGGCTGCGTTCTGCCCCTATGAGAAGTTGGAGCCAAGTTGGTTGGACAGTGCGACAGACGAAAGCATGAAAGGGGGTGATTCCGATGAAGAAGATTCTGAATAAGCGTGTGTAAAAAAATTGGTTTTCCTGCCGCGCCACGCCGCAGTAGCGGAGAGAGTGCATGGTGAGAAGTCATAGTATCGCCATTGCCTGTGGCCCATTAAACCGCTTGCAGCCGGGGCGTTTCCCCGACAGGCCAGAAAGCAAGTAAAACCTGTTTGGAGCGTAGAGTGGAGGCGACCATGCCGTAGAAGCATACGCCAACAAGAATAGGGAGCCGGGTTTACATCCATGCGGTTTACCGGCCTTTGAATGAATTACATCCGCTTTATCGGATTGAAGTAAATGCAGGATTGAAGTCTGAAACTTGCAAATTCAAGCCCCAAAAAATTTTTTTCGCCCTATAGTATTCAAGAAATTTTTTGGAAATAAGAATTTGCAATTCTGGATAATTCATTCATTCATATTGGGGCTAT